CAAATTACAATTCAAATAAAAACCATATTGAGGATATTAATGAAAATGACTATATATCTTATATTTGCGATATTAAAGGTGATAGAAAAAGTGCTTTAGAGAAAAAATTTAATTTAACTAAAAAATCAATAGTAGATTATAATAATCACCTATGTAAGAAGTTTAATTTACAAAGAATTGAAGATATAGTTTTTATTAAAAATCAATCTTTTTCAATTCAAAAACTAAAAGACTATGTATTTGAATTTAATCAAACTAAATCAAATGAAAGAAAAAGAAATTGTGACATTACTCCTTATTGTAAAAATAATAATATAGATACTTTTCAACTAAAAAGATTCTTAAAGAAAAGGGGTTATAAAAATTGGACTGATTTCACCAATTCAATTGCTAATCATAGAGTAGTTAATATTGAGTTTATTGGGGAGGAAATGGTTTATGATTTAAAAAATTCTTCGGTAGGTAGTAATTTTGGTGTTCAATGTAATAATGGTATGATTATTTCTCATAATTGTACTACGGTTAATGATAGAGGTAGAATTTTAAATATTTATTCGGAGAGTAAAAGAATTAAAACTATTTTAGAAGATTTATTTTATAATAGATTAGATATTCACACCACATTATTAATGTGGACTAGGAATACGGCAAAATATGGTGATAATTTTATATATCTTAATCTAGATGATAAGAAGGGAATCTTGGGTGCTAGACAAATGCCTAACTTTGAAATGGAGCGCCATGAGGGTGATTTATTTGATGCTTTAAGTAGTAGAAATAGAAGTACTTTTGGCCGAGATAATGCAGATGTAACTAGTAATAATAGTAAGGTTACTTTTCGATGGAGGGGAAAGGATGTTGAGTTTAATTCTTGGCAAATTATTCATTTTAGATTATTAGGTGATGATAGAAAACTACCTTATGGTACTAGTATTTTAGAAAAAGCCAGACGTATTTGGAAGCAATTATTATTGTCTGAAGATGCAATGCTTATTTATAGAATAACTAGAGCACCAGAAAGAAGAATTTTTAAAGTTTTTGTTGGGAATATTGATGACCAAGATGTAGAACCATATGTAAATCAAATTGCTAATAGGTTTAAACGTACACCAGTTGTTGACCCACAAACAGGTCAAATTGATTTGCGTTATAATCAATTGGCTCAAGACCAAGATTATTTTATCCCAGTTAGAGATGAAAATTCTCCTAATCCTATTGATACTTTACCAGGCGCTTGTATTGCCTTAGATACTAAAATACCATTATTAGACGGTAGAGAATTAGAATTAAATGAAATTATAAAAGAATGGGATAATGGTAATCGTAATTTATGGGTTTATTCTTGTGACCCTATCACTGGTAAAATAGCGCCAGGACAAATTACGTGGGCAGGAGAAACTCGTAAAAATACTGAGGTGTTGAAAATTACTTTAGATAATGGAGAATCTATTATCACAACTCCAGACCATAAATGGGTTCACAGAACTAAAGGATTTGTTGAGGCGAAGGACTTAGTAGTTGGTGATAGTTTAATGCCGTTATATAGAGATAAGGAATTTATCATTAAAAAGAAATATTCTAAAAAATATGAAAGGGTGTGGGACATTTCAAAAAATCAGTGGGTCTTTACCCATAGGATGGTTAATGAATTTAAAAAAGAATATAAGGCAGAGGAATATTTTACCTTTGATGGGGATTATGATGAAAATAAAATGAAAACTATTCACCATAAAGATAATAATAGATTTAATAACAATCCTGACAACCTGACATTAATGGATTCGAGAGACCATTATAATTATCATCGTTTTGTATTATGGAGTACGGAGGAAAAATCTCAATTAAATAAAGAAAAAATTTCTAAAGGATTAACTAAATATATTAATAATTTAACTAAAGAAGAAAAAAAAGAAAGATACTCAAAAAACATTAATAATCCAATCGTTAAAGATAAAACAACTAAGAAAGTTTTAGACTGGAATAAGAATACTGAAAATTTAGCATCTAAAGGGAAATTAATAAGTAACGCCAAATCAACAGCAGAATTTAAAGAATCATTTTCTATTGTCGCGAAAAATCAGTGGAAGTCTGATGAATATAGAAATAAAGTTTTTAGTAAGCCTCAAAAAATAGTTTTCACCGACAAATTATTTAAAATGTTCAATGAAGAATTTGATAAACATAATAGAGCTGACCTAACATTAAATTCGTTGAACAATAATATTGATTTTATTAATGAATTTAATATTAGTAATGAGGGTATTAGAAGTTCTATGACAAATTTAAACGAGTTTACTCATAATCATCTTATAAAAATGATTAAAGAAAGGGGTTTTAATAATTTTAGAGAATTTAAAAATTCTATTCTTGAAAACTATAATCATAAAATAGTTAAAATTGAGTGGTTAATTGATAAACAAGATACTGGAACAATTACCGTAGATGGTAATGAAAAATATCATAAATATCACACCTTTGCTACGTCCAGCGGGGTTTTCATTAAAAATAGTAACCTTTCAGAAATTGCGGATATTGAATATTTACAAGCTAAATTGTTTACTGCATTAAGAGTTCCTAAAACATTTTTAGGTTTTTCTGAGGCAACTGGCGATGGTAAAAATTTGGCATTACAAGATGTTAGATTTAGTAGAACTATTAATAGAATTCAACAAGCTATGATTAGAGGACTTAATGAATTAGCTATCTTACATTTGTATATGATGGGGTTTGATGATGATATCGATAACTTTACATTAACTCTAAATAACCCATCTACACAAGCAGAAATGCTTAAAATTGAGCACTTACAACAAAAGATAACTGCATACGTTGCGGCTGTAGTAGATTCTGGTAATGGTTTTGGTGCTATGTCAATGACTAAAGCTAAAAGAGACATTCTTGGGATGAGTGATGATGAAATTCGTCAAGACTTATTAGAACAAAGAATGGAAAAGGCGGCAGCTGCTGAATTATCTAAGACCGACCAAATTATTAAACGTACTGGTTATTTTGATAGCGTAGATAAAATTTATGGTGAAATTGGTGCTGAATATACTGATGATGAAGAAGGTGGTACTAATAAAGCACCAAAAAGTAGTGGTGGCGGCTTCGGTGGTGGCGGCTTCGGTGGTGGCGGTCTTGGTGGTGAAGATTTGGATTTTGGTGATGAAGGTGTTGGTAATGAGGCTGAGGACTTTGGTAATGAAGCAGAGGCTATTGGTGGTTTAGAAGGCGGTAATACTGAAGTTCCAGAAGCTCCAGAAGTACCAGAAGTACCAGAAGGTCCAGCAACTACGGAGGAATCTAAAATATTAAAGACTAATAATTTATTAACCGAAAGAAAAAATATTTTAACTAATAATTATAATTCTAAGAAGTTAAGGTATAAAGGAATCTTTTTTGATAAACTAATTAATCAATTGGGTGGTGAAAAAACACCTGAAGTTATTTCTACCAAAATTTGGGATAAAAACATTAAGATAAACGAATCTATTCAAGATATGATAAACGGTGTTGATGACATATTAAACGAATAAGTAAGTGAACTTTTTTAGTAAAAGTCTATATTTATAATAAAACATCGTATTATGAGAAATTTTGGTAGAATAAAAAATATTTTTAATGACATTTTTATCGAATCGGTTTTAAGAAAAGATAAGAAGAAGAGAGATGTATTTAAAAAATATATCAATGCCATTAAAGAGAATAAGATACTTCGTGCGCAATATTCTCTTTATACGAACATAGAGAATAAGGTTGAATCTAATGAGTTTAAGGCATCTGAATATATTAAAGAAAATATTTCTTTAATGAATATTTATTCTACTAAGGAAATTGAATCGGCAAATATTGAGCTTTTGAAACTAGCTGGTAATATTAAAGAATCAAAACTCACTGAGAATTATGATTTATCACCCTTACATGAGTCTATTTGTAATTTAATTACTACTAAGAAAAATGTAACAACTATTGATATACGATTGGAAAGTACGTCTGACTTGGTAAAATACATTCAAGAAAATAAATCTAATGTTGATGTAATTAGACCAACACCAATGCATACTGGTATTTTAACAAAACTAATTGTTGATAAATTTAATGAAAAGTATTCAGATATCTCTGAATCTGAAAAGAAAATATTAAAAGCCATCTTCGAATCTAATTTGGAGGCAAAACAATCAATATTTATTGATACTAAGAATGAATGTGTATCATTAGTTGATTCATTAATTAACGAATCTGATGATGATACTAAAAATAAATTAGTTAAGGTTAAAGATAAAGTATTGGCTATGGAATATATAGAAGAATCTTTTATTAATGATATAGAAAAAATAATAAACCTAACATCAGATTTAAAAGAAATTTAAAAAAAAATTGTTATCATGGGCGAAATAAACTGGGAACTTATTGTTCATAGACTAGACGAAATTGTTAAATCTCAAACAGAGATAAAACCTAGATTAGATGAGATAGATAAAAAACTAATGCGCATTGAAACTTTGAATGAGAAGGTCGATGAGATTAAAGAGTGGAAAGAAGTTATGTTAGGAATTATGTCCCCTAAGGATTTAGAGGATATGAGAGAATGGAAGAAAAGAGTTGATGAGTTAGTTACCCCAACCCAACTTAGACAGATGCTAAAAGAATTTGAGGCACTAAAGACATTTAAAACACAGGCGTTAATGATTTGGGTTGTTGTTCAGGCAATTACTGTCATAATTGCTATGTGGGAAAAATTATTTTAAAAATTTGACTTTGTCATTTTTTTTGTTTATTTTATACATAATATAAACAAAAAAAATGAAAAGAGGAAAAGAAATCAAACTTAATTTTAATAAAAATTATAATATATCTTCAGGTACTGTAGATAGTAAAACACCAAAGTCAATATACTTAAGCATTTCCGCTTGGGCACAGCCAAAAAAAGATGGGACCATTAATTATGATTCAGTCATTAAATCCATCCATAAGAATCTTAGGGGTGTGATTTATGATAAGGTTGAAACAGAAAAATTTTTAAAATATAATATATTAGATTTAGATATACGAGAATCTGGAATTAAATATAATAAGAGAAGTTTTATGAATTGTGAAATTACTCTATTTCAATTAAATGTATTACCTATTAACTCTGAAGAATTATTGAAAAACGTTAGAAATATATCCGATGTAATTACCAATGAGTTAGATAAATCAGAATTTTTTAAATTTCATAAATCAAAAAATTCGATATAGTACTAAAAACTTACTTAGTAGTTAATCCCTTAATACATTATTAAGGGATTTTTTATTTATTATCACATATTTATATCTAAAGGAATTGATATGTCTGAATTAAAGATATTAAAAGGTAAACAACAAGGAGTTGGTATACTCATAGAAAACGAGGGTTATATTAATCCAGATGATAATAGAAATAAATCATTCGTAAATGAAGTACAAAAAATTGTTGAGGGTAAGAGTATCATTCCAGACCCTTTGAAAGTATTTGTTGTATTACAAAAATATGGTGTAGAGAATAGAAATGGTAGGATATATCCAAAACATATTCTTTATAGAGAAAATGAAAAGTATCAAGAATTAATCAAAGAGAAAAGAGCTTTGGGAGAAAATAATCATCCAGAAAGTTCAATTATTTCATTGGATAGAGTTGCTATTAATATCACTAAAACGTGGTGGGAGAACGCCACGTTAGTTGGTGAGATGGAAATTTTAATGTCACCAGGATTTGTTAATCAGGGTATTATTTCTTGTGAAGGTGATAAAGTCGCTAATTTACTTAGACAAGGTATTATGATTGGTGTATCATCTAGAGGTGTTGGGTCATTGAGAGAAATTAAAGGACAGAGCATTGTTCAAGATGATTTTGAACTAATTTGTTGGGACGTTGTTTCAAGCCCTAGTACACCAGGCGCGTGGGTCTTTAATAACAAAGAAGAGAGTAGACCATTTATGGAATCTGAATTAAAAACTAAAAATTTATTAAGTGATAAACTTGATAATTTTTTGTTAGGATAAAAAATTTTTTAATAAAAAAATAAACTTTAATAATTAATCACATATTTATTTAGTAATAAACGGCTTTTTGTAAAAAGGCACATATTTATTAAATAAAGAATAAAATTTTTTTAAACAAAATTAAAATGGCCGAACAGAAAAAAACAATCCTACAAGAAGCAATGTTGGAATATTCACAATTCCAAGAAGCTATAAAAGCCAACTCAAAAGAAATACTTCGCTCAGTAATGAACGAAGAAATTGAAGGCGTAATTAAAGAAGCTGCTGAAGAAGCAGATTATGATGAAGAAGATGTTGACGACACAGAAGAAAAAGATGAGACACCAGAATTGGATGTTGATGCTGATTCAGAAGGTGAAGAAGACGAAATGGGTGTTGAACCAGAAATGGGTATCGAAATGAGTGACGACGAAAGTGGTCAAGATTCGGAAGAAATTGAAGCTGAACCAGAAATGGGTGCATTAGATTTAGATAGCGATATGGATTTAACCACATCACCCGACGAAGAAGTCATCCAAGTATTTAAAAAATTATCTGGTAATGATGAAATCGAAGTTGTTTCAGACAGCGAAGTAACTATTAAAGACCCACAAAGCGGTGCTGAGTATCACGTGAAACTTAAAGGTGCTAAAACTGGTGGTAATGTAGTAGATGTTGAAGCTGAACCAGAAATGGGTATTGAGGCTGAACCAGAAATGGATTCTGAAAACTCACCTTTTGAAAATGAAGATGAAGATGAAGATGACGAAATGGTTTATGAGATTACTTTAGACGATGAAGATGAAGACGATTTAAATGAAAATGCTATGGTTAGCAAACCAGTAACTGGTATTGTAACTAATACATCTACTTTTAAAGAAGTTCCAACAAATGTTGGTGGAGACAAAGAAATTTCAAAAGAAACCCTTAAGGGTGGATTTGATGATGACAAAACACATGCCCCAGAAGCTAAGAAACATGTTAAAGGTTCTGTAGGTTCTGTAACTGAAACTGAAGAAGAGGTAAACTCTGAAGAAGAAGAATTGGAAGAAGTTTCTAGAACTTTAGGATTAGGTGATGAAACCAAAGGTGGATTACCTAAAATGAGAGGAAGCAAATCTGAAGCCATGAAAGAGTCAGTAGATAAATACAATAAATTACTTGTTGAAGCAAAAAGACTTAAAGCTGAAAATATAGAATTCAAAAAACAAAATGGAGAATTCAGAGAAGCATTGTTAGAAGTTAAATCTAAATTTGCGGAAACACAAGTGTTTAGTGCAAATCTTGCTTATGTTGCCAAATTATTTATGGAGCATACTACATCTAAAACTGAAAAACAAGGAATCATTAAGAGATTCGACGATAGTGTTACAACTATTAAAGAATCTCAAAAGTTATACAAAACTATCAAAACTGAATTAGAAGGGAAACCAACTATTACTGAATCTGTTGATAGTAAAATAAACAAAACTGTAGACAGTAGTTCTACAGCTAAATTAAATGAATCAACTGTTTATGTTGATGCATCAACAAAAAGGATTATAGACTTAATTAAAAGAGTTGAAAATCCGACAAAATAAAAATAACAATAAAACTTAAAATTAAAAAACAATGTCAAGTTTATTAACATCAGGTCAAGTTGGTAATATCGCGTTCAACCACATGAAGGCTGTTCGTGAAGCTACCCAACAAAAATGGAACCAACTAGGATTTCTAGAAGGTTTGAAAGGGCATACTAAAGATAATATCGCCCTATTATTCGAAAATCAAGCATCATTCTTGTTGAATGAAGCTACCGATGCGACTAACTCAGGTTCTTTCGAAACTGTAGTTTTTCCTATCGTAAGAAGAGTTTTCTCTAAATTATTAGCTAACGAAATCGTTTCTGTACAAGCTATGAACATGCCAATTGGTAAATTGTTCTTCTTCGTACCAAAAACTTCTTCTAGAGTTAACGCTACTGGTGTTGCTGGTGATGTTTACGCATCTTCTCAATATTCTGCTCATACATCTATGGCTTCTCAACTTCCTAGTTGTGTAGTTGGTGTAGGATGTGCTGTTACTCAATTCCAAGCTAAAAACCTTTACGATATCTTCTACAACGATGGTATGTTCGACAATTCAAAAGGTACTATCACTATTAACGCTTTGACAGCTACTCCAGTTCTTTTGAG